CATCTACAAGAAATACTAATATTAAATTTAATAAAAATAAATTTTCTGATATATTAAATAATACAGATAAATTAGCAGAAAAACAATCAGTTGGAGATTATGCATCGTTAATGTCTGAAGATATTATTATGACATCAAAAAATGCTCAAGGATTTAATGCTATGAGACAAATGAATAATAATATAACTACAATGCAAGATCCTGAGTCTGGTAAATCTCTTAAAGTAGATCCAATTGTTGCAAAAGCAATGACACGAGATTATTCTGCTTTAATGAAAGCAATTGATAATAAAAGGAAATAATGGCATTTAGATATGAAAATAATGAAGTACAATTAGATCCAGATGTAGCAATAGGAGTTAAGTTCCCATTTAATGGTAGACGAATATTTAATTCTACATTTACTACATTAGATCAATCTTCTAGTAATCTAAAAAATTTATTATTAACTGGTCGAGGAGAGCGTTATGAACTATTAGATTTTGGTACTGCATTAAAATTTTTATTATTTGAACAACAAACAGATGAATTAAAAATTGCTATTGATGAAGAAATAAGAGAATCTGTAAATAGATGGTTACCATATATTTCTATACAAAAAGTAACAATAGATTTTGATAGTCCAGAAGATTCGCATATTACTATTGATATAGTATATACAGTTTCTAATATAGAAGCAGAAGAATCATTAACAATAACTTCTAATCTAAACGGAGCAGTATCAATTGAGTAAAAGGTATAAATTATGGATGTAGTAAAAGATGTTAAATATTTAAATAAGGATTTTAATCAATTTCGAAAAAATCTTGTTGAGTTTACTAAACAATATTTTCCACAACAATATACTGATTTTAATGAATCATCTCCAGGGATGTTATTTATAGAATTAGCAGCATATGTTGGAGATGTATTATCATTTTATACAGATACAAATTTAAAAGAATCCATAATTAATCAAGCACAAGAGCGTGGAAATATAATTAATTTAGCAGAAATGTTAGGTTATAAACCATCTAATGTAGTAGCATCCCAAGTAACACTATCTGTATTTCAATTAGTACCAGCTATTGGATCTGGAGCTAATAATAGACCAAATTATGAGTATGCGTTATCAATAGCTCCTGGAATGATAGTTAAACAAAGACAAGGATTATCTGAATTTAGAACTACTGATGTAGTTGATTTTAATCTTTCTTCATCATTTAGCCCAACAGAAGTAACAATATACGAAGTAGATGAAGCAACTAATGAACCAGTTTATTATTTACTAAAAAAATATACTCAAGCAGTATCAGGAATTATTCAAGAAAGTGAATTTACATTTGAAACCCCTAAACCATATGACAAAATAGTATTACCAGATACAGATGTTATTGAAATAATATCAGTAACTGAATCAGATGGTGATACATGGACAGAAGTTCCATATTTAGCACAAGATACTGTATTTCAAGAAATATTAAATGTAGCAGAAAATGATCCTGATGCATCTCAGTTTAGAGATTCATCTCCATACTTATTAAAACTTAAACGTGCTGCTAAACGTTTTATAACAAGATTACGTTCTGATGGTAAAATAGAATTACAATTTGGAGCTGGAATAAGTAGTAATAATGACGAAGAAATTATTCCAAATCCAAATAATGTAGGTTCTGGAATTGCTAGACTACAAAAAAATGTTGATGTAAATTTAGATCCATCTAATTTTTTATATACGAAAGCATACGGCGAAGCTCCAGGTAATACTACATTAACAGTAACATATACTACTGGTACTGGTATACAAGATAATGTTGATAGTAATACGGTAACTAAAGTAGATTTTGTTGAATTTAATGACGATCCAAATTCTACAGCTGCTCAATCAATGATGAATTTTGTAAAATCTAGTATTTTAATAAATAATGAAAGTCCAGCTCGAGGAGGTAAATCTGCAGATACGTTACAAGATATAAAAAATAATGCAGCTGCTAATTTTGCAACTCAGAATCGATTAGTTACGAGACAAGATTATATTGTTAGATCATATTCAATGCCTTCTAAATTTGGAAGTTGTGCAAAAGCATATATTGTTCCAGATGATCAAATAGCTCAAAATGATTTAGAAGAAACAAGAATTGCAAATCCATTAGCAATGAATTTGTATGTATTAGGATATAATGCAGAAAAACAATTGACTACATTAAATAGTGCAATTAAAAATAATTTAAAAACATATTTAGATTATTATAGAATGTTAACAGATGCTATAAATATTAAAGATGCATTTATTATTAATTTTTCAATTGATTTTGAGATAACTATATTACCTAATTATAATTCAAACGAAGTTTTATTGACGTGTATCGATACTTTACAAACATATTTTGAAATTGACAAATGGCAAATTAATCAACCAATAATTAAAACAGATGTATTAAATATATTAGCTAATGCAGATGGTGTACAAAGTGTAGTGGGAGTAAATTTTAAAAATGTACATTCATTAACAGAAAATTATTCTGGAAATGTATATGATTTTGAAACAGCAACAAGACAAGGAATTATTTATCCTAGTTTAGATCCTAGTATTTTTGAATTAAAATTTCCTAAAAAAGATATTAAAGGCAAAGTAACATCATATTAAAATTAAGAAGATAAAATAACATGTTTAAAATAATATATCCATCTAAAGACACTACTATTTTTGAATCTGATAAAACCTTAAATGCTGGTTTAGACGAAATATTAGAAATAAGTAAAAAAGATACAACGGGTGGTACAGATTACTTAAAAGCTAGAACATTGATAGAATTTGATATTAATCAAGTAAATACTGCATTAACAAAATATAATGTTGATATTAATGATTGTAAATTTTATTTACAAGTATATACAACTCATGCAGTAAATTTACCTTCTTCATATAATTTACAAGCAAAAATATTAGGTAATGAATGGGATAATGGTTTAGGATATATAAGTTCAAATCCTAAAAAAACAGATGGGTGTACTTGGTCATATCCAAAATCTGGTTCATCATGGACGTCAGGATCACAAGATTTAGAAATATCAGTTGGAAGTAATTTATATATTTCTGGATCTGGAGAAGGAGGAAGTTTTATATATCAAAAACCAAATACTGGATTACAAACTTTATTTTCACAATCATTCGATCGTGTTAATGACGTAGATACTGCAGCTACTACTAGAAATACTGATGTATATATGGATGTTAGTAATGCTATTAAAATTTGGCAAAGTGGATCAAATAGTGTCAGTGTACCAAATTATGGATTTATGTTACAGTTTTCTGATGCATCTGAAGCAGCTATAAATAAACATGGTGGAATACGATTTTTTAGTAGAGAAACACATACAATATATGTTCCAAAATTATTAATGTTATTTGATAATTCATCATTTAATACAGGATCATTAGAAGAATTTAATTTAGAATCATATAAAATATATACAGATTTACAAAAAGAATATCATGATTCGAGTGTAAATAAAGTTAGAATTTTTACAAGAGATAAATATCCACAAAAATCTCCAACCAATTTATTTCCAGAAACAACTGTAAAATTTTTACCTTCTAGTTCATTATATTCAATTAGAGATGCTGGTACTGACGAAGTAGTTGTTCCATTTAATGATACTTATACTAAAATTAGTTGTGATTCAACTAGTAATTTTATTAATTTAGATATGTCAGGACTAATGCCAGAACGTTATTATAGATTAGTATTTAAAGTTACATCTGGAATATATGAAGAATTTATAGAAGATGATTTCTATTTTAAAATAATAAGATAATATGTTAATATATAAATTAAAATCATATCCGAAACATTCCCAAGGCGGAGATTATTTGTCTGGAGTACAACCTACAACATCTGGTTATACGCCTGGCGGTGAATATGTAGATGCAAATGGAGTTGATTATGTAGGTGCTTGGCACATGCATACAAATGGAGTTATTACAAAAGGAGCTATACAAACACATACAGATATAGTCAACGAAGAAGAAATATTTCCAATTACATCAACATCTACTAGCACAACAAATACTAATACATCAACATCTACTAGCACAACAAATACTAATACACAATCTAGTAACACTACAGTAGTTTTTAGAGATGCTACTGGGACTTTATCTACAAACCAATCTAATAATAGATCTGTAGATACTTCTGGTAATGAATCATATTCACCACAATCTGAAGCTGCTCCAAAGGGATATAATAAAAAACCACCTGTAGGGGCTCCTCCTCCTCCACCAGCTTATATTAATCCATTACCAGCTCTTTTACCAGATAATGAACAACAAGATTATTTAAATAATGGACTTACATATATAACAAATTTGGAAACAGTTTCAACAAGAAATACTGCTAGAAGTTTACAATTTGAAGAAAATGAACCAGGTGTAAGTAGCTTAATAATTGAACCAATAATTGAAACATATACGAATAAATCATTTATTTCAGCAATTGATACACAATTTAAATTTTTTAAATTTCCAGCTAGAATTGGTGTTGATGGAGAATTAAATTTAGATTTAACTAGTTCATTCGATATTGCAGATACTGGAGTAGACTTAATTTCAGGATTTCATTCAGTTATATCCGCAGATGCTACTCCTACTATAGGTGCTATAGGTAGCTTTTTGTCTGTAAATGATACCTTCTCCGGTGAAAAACCAAATTTTATTCCTTTTAATAAAACATTGGCTGGAGCTTCATTGGATCCACAATTATATACTTTTATATTAACTCCAGAAAAAATAAAATTTATTAGAGATGGTGGAAAAGCTTTAAAATTTTCAATATCAGGAACATATTATACTAATTCTAATGTCAATACAAGATTTGGTTTAATGATTGATAGATCTAATATGCCTTCTTTTTGGAGAAAATTTGAAGAAGAAGGATATGATGGATTAGAATCAATTTCTGGATTAGATGATAAATATGCATCAAGTCAATATACTACTTTACAAAAAATGCAAGAAATTAATTCATCCGGAAATCCTTCAAATTATACCATCGATCATCGTCAGATATATGTATATCTTCGAAGTGAGTTTGTAGTCGACCCAGATAAAATGTATGATTATGATCAATATGTAGGTAAACACATAACAAGTAACAGTAACGGTAAATGTATAGTTTCTGGTGTTAATTTACAAGTTTCATTAATAGATGATCCAGGACCAAATAGATATGGAAACTTTGCTATTCGTAGTAATAGATATTCATTAAGGCCTTGAATATAAAGAATAATTATGTTAAAACAATATTCAAATAAATCACAAATAATAGATTCTAAGCAATCATTAAGAGCAACACGTTTAGAAAAAGTTGATTATGATTTACTACAATATCCTCCGTATAGAATTAGTTATCTTCCTACATTAATACCAGATTCTAAACAAAAAATTGAATTACATATATATTCAGCTGAAACGTGGATTACTGGTAATCATTCTATAAATGCTAGTAACGCTATTCCAAATATAATTGATCCTGTTACTAACGAATCATTACAATTTCCATATGGGGTATTAAATATTGATATATTCAATGAATTTAAATCATTAGGACTTACTGGTGGTAATTTTAGATTTGTTTTAAACTTTTTTAAAAATTGTATTGGAAATTATGATAATCAATTTTTAAAAGTATCTGAAATATCTCCTGATCGTACAGAAGTAAAATTATCATTAATTGATATTGAAAATCAAACAGGCTTATTTGAATTAGCAGATTTTGCTAGATCTGTTAGACAGACGTATGTTAATAATAATACAACAGAACCAAATGTAACATGTAATTATCTTTTAAATTTTAGTCAAAATAATTGTGCTTTAATTGTTAATAGTGTAGTAGTAGAAAATCACTTATATGTAAAATTATTAGATCCATTACCAACCGATATATCAGAAAAATTTAAATGTTGGGTTGTAAAAGAAGATAAATTACCATATACTGATACTATTGATATAACTCCTAGCTCATTATTATCTGTTTCTACAACGTTGTCTGGACCTAATTGGCAAGCTAATACAAAAGCTACTGATATGTCTACTGAAACAGATTTAAAGTCTTGGAATGACTTATTAGGTTCATCAATTCAAACATCACAACAAATAATAGATTCTTATTTTTCTGGATCATTATCTGGAATAGATTTAAATATTGATTATTCTGATTTTAATAACTTTATTTTTTATAGCTCGGCAACAGAACGATTAGCTAATTTTAGATATAAATTAGGATTGATTGAGCAATATACATCTCAATCATTATATATTAATGATATTACTAGTGCAATATCAACTACTAATTCAAGTGACGTAGAAAATTTAAAAACACAGTTAATTTCTGGTTTTGATGAATTTGAAAAATATCTTTATTATGAATCGTCTTCATTATTATTTACGCATGATTTATATAATGATATTGATATTAATGTTGTAGAATTAACAGGAAGTTATATTCAACCAGCTCCTAAATCAAATTCACAATATCCATATACATTATTTTCAGTAACAAGTTCTGCATTTGATACTTGGTATACAACATTAAATGACAAAGCTAGAACATATGATAGTTTTAATAATAATGCATTAACAAAAGCTATTCCAGAATTTATTAGATTTGATTCTAATAATTCAGATATGGAATTATTTGTTAATATGTTAGGACATCATTACGACATATTATATACATATGTTAAATTTGCTTCAAAATTATATGAGCGAGATGAACATCCTAGACGTGGAGTACCAAATGAATTATTATATAATATTGCAAAACAATTTGGTTGGAATTTATCAGTAGGTAGTCAGAAGTCAGAATTGTGGGAATATCTATTCGGAACTAATGAACAAGGAATTCCAAATACTGGTTCTTTATCTGTAGGAGATTCTAGTATGTCTCAACAAGATATGACACATGGTATTTGGAGAAGAATTGTAAATAATTTACCATTATTATTAAAGTCAAAAGGTACAAAACGTAGTGTTAAGGCTTTATTGTCTTGTTATGGAATTCCACAATCAATGATATCAATTAATGAGTATGGAGGACCTAGAATTGTACGTAAACCAATTTACGAAACAGACGTATTTAATTATGCATTGGATTTACAAAATAATAACTCAGGTACTGTAACAGTTAATTATACCGAGCCAATTAGATCCGTAGAATTAAGATTCCGAACACCTAATGTACTAACTAATCCAACTATACCATCTACTATGAATTTATATTCGATAGGTGGACATAATGTTACAATTGATTTTAACAGCGGTACATTGGGTACTATATTAATTAACGAAACTGCATCAGGTTTAATTGATTGTTTTGATGGAGAATATGTAAATACGTTATTAAGATCTGGATCTAATGGATCTATAGAAATATTAGCACAAAAATCTAAATTTGGAAAAATTATATCAACAGTATCAGCTTCTGCAACTGGAAGTTTTCCTTCAACTGGACAATTGGTATTAGGAGGAACCTCCGGAGGATCTAGATTAACTGGCCAACTTCAAGAATTACGATTATGGAGTTCAAGTTTAGACAATGATCCATTTTCAAATCATACAAAAGCTCCTGGTGCTTATGATGGTAATATAGATGCATATGATGAATTAATTGTTAGATTCCCATTAAATGAAAATGTTAATCATACATTAACTTCAAGTTTACAAGGAGTGGAACCTAAATATTCTAGAATATCAGCATCATTTGCTTCATGGACATCAGATACGCCTTATAATTCGCAAGAAGAAGTTTATTATTATGATGGTGTATCTACAGGAAATGACACTTTGGATGATAATAAAATTCGAATTGAAAATAATAAATTAGTTTCTCAATTATCACCTGATACCCGTGCAGAACAAAGTCAATATGATAAAGCTCCATTAGATTCATCTAGATTAGGAATATTTTATTCTCCACAAACATCAATTAATGAAGATATAATGGCTCAATTAGGATTTGTTGATCTGGAAGATTATATAGGAGATCCTGCAGAACAAAATTTTAGATCATATCCGTCATTAATTAGATTTTCTGAAAATTATTGGAAAAAATATGATAATAAAAATGATATAAATGAATATTTACGTATTTTTAGTTTATTTGATTTATCATTTTTTAAACAATTAGAACAAATATTACCAGCAAGATCAGAAAAAATTACTGGATTGTTAATACAACCTAATTTGTTAGAACGAAGTAAAGATACTACAGATACTGGTACTTTTCAAAAATTTAATGAATCATATGAATCTTTAATAAAAATTTCAGATAATACAAAAAATATTACTTCTTCATTTAATGAATATAATGGTAATATTTTATTAAATAGTATAAGTCAACCTTTAATGTCTGGTAGTTTAGAATCAGAAATAACAGGATTCTTAACTAGTAGTACATCATATATAGGAACAAGGTATTCATATGAAAATATATTTAGATCTGGATCTTCTTGGATTACAAGTTCAACCCCATATTGGGAATCAGAAGCTATTTTACCTAGTATAACTTCATCTAGAATATCATCAGACTTTTTTATTGAGTCTGTTTCATCAAGTATAGATTCTTCAATAACAACATATTTTTATACATATACTCCTGCAGAAGTTCAAGATTTTATTCCAATTGGAACTGCAAATCATAGATTTAATGGATCAAAATTAATTGGAAAAGATTTTAATGTTCCTCCTACTAGATTCGATGGAGATTTTAAAACTTCTGATGGGGGACCTGTTGTAGAATTTACTGATGTTAATCCTAATAATATTATAGTTAGTAATCAAGGTAGTTCTGGAACATTTAATATTGAAACCGTAAAAGAAATTAGAAAACCAAAAAAGAAAAGAAAAGATAAATATGGTGAAGATGAAAATTTTGATCGTTAACCTAATAAAATATTAAAAAAGTTTATATGATAATATTTATTAAAAATAAAAGGCACTAAAAATGGGATATTTAAATAATAGTACAATTACAGTTGATGCTATATTAACAAAAAAAGGAAGAGAATTATTAGCAGCTGGTAGTTCAGACTTTAATATAACACAGTTTGCATTAGGAGATGATGAAGTAGATTATGGATTATGGAATATTAATCATCCATTAGGTTCTAACTATTATGGTATATTGATAGAAAATATGCCATTGGTTGAAGCAATACCAGATGAAACTCAAGCATTAAAACATAAATTAGTTACATTACCAAAACAAACAACAAGAATTCCTGTTATTACTGTTGGTAATACTTCAATTACATTACTTGCAGCTGGTGATAGTACTATAATAACTCCAAATACAAGTAATTTTCAAGGTGGTAATTCTACATTAGGATATACAGCAATTTTATCTGATAGTAGTGTAGCAGATATTACTGTTACTCAACCATTACAAAATCCTGGTACATTACCTACGGCACCTACATTTATTGGAAATTCAGCTGATGCACAAAGTGTTGCTGTAGCTGGATTTGCTTTTAATATAATTGCTAAACCAGCTGTATTAGAAGATAAATCAACAAATGTAACTATAGTAGCTAACGAAACTGGTGGAAGTGTAACTGTTAATGTAACTGTTAAACAAGAAACATCAGCTACGTCTTTTACTCCTTAAAAGATAAAATTACAAAGAATGGAATATAAAATGATGAATATAAGTAAATTAAAAAAATTACCAAATCAAAGTCAAGATAGGTCTTTTAATTCTCCAGAAAATACAAGACGACAAGAACAAGTAAGAGGTCGTGAATCTGCAGAGATTGTATCTAATCGTCCTGGTACTCAACCAGCTGATACTGTTACATCTAATCCAACTATAATTTCTGTCTCTGGACAAACATATTCAAGATTTGATCCAGTTGAAGATATTGTTAATCAACAAAAAGAAACGGTAACATCTGGATTATGGTCAGGAAATGCCGGTACGTTAAGTACTTTTTTTACATCGTCTGCACAAACAGTATCACAAAAGCGTCATTACGTAGACATTTTTAATGCTGATACATCTGATGAAACTAGAGAAGTTCAATTTGCATTAGCTTATGGTCATGCAGAAGGCTCTGGATCATCTAAATTAGGAACTGAAGAAAATCCAGCTTCAAAAGCTGTATATTCTCAATATAAACAATTATTATTAAATAAAACAGCAAATCGATTTGTTACAGCTGGATCTGGAAGTACTGATTCAATATATGCTGTTAATATACAAAGAGCAAGACAAAAAGAAAAATTAGATTATGGTAATTGGGAAATTCCACTAAAAAATATTACAACACATGATACAAATGCAACAGGTAGTGTTACTTTAGGAAGTTCAATGATTACATTAATTGATGATTCTACTATAAATACATCTGGTACAAATACTGAAGCTGGTGTTGTTTATAATATTGTTTCTGGTAGTGTTGATAATGGAGTATTTCAATCTGCAGATCCTATATATTATGGATTATTTTATCCATTACATGGAGTAATGATTTTAGATGGTAAAATGTTAGATCAACAATTAGGATTTTCAACTAATGTATCTTCTTCAAGTTCAGTAACTGCTGAAGGTAATAATCATTATTTATTATATCATTCAATATCAGGTTCTGCTGCAGGTAGTGGAGGTAATATAGGTTTTGAAGCTAGAAATGAGCAAGAAATAACTAGTACACATTATTTTGTAAGAGTTAAAAACGGAAGTTTTAATTTTTCAAATAATCCTTCATATGTATCTGGATCTGTTGGAGATTTTAAAAATTCTTCATTTGTTGGTAATCCTAAAGCATATATCACTACAGTAGGATTATATAATGATAAAAATGAATTATTAGCTATAGCTAAATTAAGTAAACCATTATTAAAATCATTTTCTAGAGAAGCGTTATTGCGAGTTAAATTAGATTTTTAAATAATTGCTAATGAATCTTAGCCCGTTATATTTATATTAAAGATATAGCGGGTTTTTACTATTATGCGAGGAAACAAAAATCAAAATACTGATATAACTACATATTATGGATCTCCTCCAACAGTATTTAAAAAAATAGATCCTGTAGATTATAAAGTTAATCCATTTGAAGCAAATAAAACATTTTCATTTACATCTGCTAGTGCTAGCACAAATAATTATGGAACATTTAATGGTATATATGTTAATAAATTGCCAGATGTATCGTCTAGTAAAGTATTTACAGCTCCTCAAAACTCTGATAATAGTTATCAATTTCAAACATATTATTCAGTTAATCATTTATTTTATCATTATAAAAATGAACCAGCAAAAACTTTTGGGCCAAATAATTTAAATAAAACTAAAAAATTTTTATATGAATCAGCATCTATTTTTAGTATACCACAACAAAAATTTGGTGAAAAAATTCAACC